TTGCACAAAAACATTAGGATATTCTATATCATAGTGTAATTGAGTTGCAACTGTACCACCTTCTGCATTGTTCTCTACTATCACTAATGCTTCGTTGTATGGTTTTACATACTTACTTATCATGTCGGGAAGTAACATAGGTGAGAGCATATTGTCTCTAAATGTTGCAACTTGTTTAAATGGTTGACTACTCACATCGAAAATACTAAATGTTGAATAATCTATTCCTCTACCCTTAGAAACATCAACTGTACATACATATGAATGCCCTTCTTTGGGTCTTTCGTATATATTTATATTATCTCTATTCCAATCAGGGTCTACACTCCTTAGTCCTAGTAAAACATTACTGTTTATGAGGGTATTACCAGTTCCCAAGAATGAGTTACCATACTCCTGTTCGAACTGAGTTTCGGATGTGTTTGCAATGGTCTGTTTCTTCCACTCTTCATCTCTGCCTGGCACATCAAACCAGTTGATAAGAAAGTTTTTGTATTCAGATTGTTCCTGTACTGCACTCTCATATATCTTATAGAACATATTACCAACACCATTTGCAGTAGATGTAATAATAACCTTTGAATTTTTACCCGAGGTAACAACAGGATAGGTAGATGTATAGAACTCTTCTGCATTTTCTACGAACGCAAACTCATCAAGATACAAGAGGTTTATAGATAATCCACGAATAGAACTCGAAGATGTTGCAGCTGCAACGACCTTAGAATCATTTGCAAATTCTATATTACCTTTGTTAAGAATCTTTACGCCTGGCTGTAAAAAGAATGGAACACTCTCTAACATGGTAACAATACGAGATATCATTTCCCTTGCAATTGCACCTTTGTTTGCAAGTACAGCGACAGTTACTTCGGGGTGAAATAGTAGATACCATAATAGATATGCACATGATGTGATTGACTTACCACTCTGACGTGATGCAAGAACTACATTGAACCTATTTCTATCATAGTGTTCTATCAGATTTCCTTGATATCCACGAAGTTTAAATTTGACAAGACCCTCGTCTAATGATATAATTTGACAATAATTTTCTATAAAATGAACGGGTTCTTTAGAACACTTCAAGTATTCTTTAAACTCTTCTTCAGTGTATTGAGATTCAATACCTGCTCTTTTGATGAGATTGTTACCTAAGTAACCCTCATTTGTAGGTTTAACCATTAATCTTTTTTATTCTCTTTCTTTAGGAACTTCTGTAACTCTGATGTTGAACCAACATATAGATGGTTGTGTTGAGTCTTCACCCCTTCATTCTCGTTGTTTAAATCTTTCATCTTTTTCTGCAAATCTAATAACTTCTCTGCAGTATCCCCAACTGTCTTTATAAGTTGTCCTGCAACCTCATAAGCACGTGGGTGTTCGGTTTCTTTACATAAGTCTAAGATTCCATCGATTGCATCCTGACCCCTTTCTACGAGCCCATAGAGAGTCTCACGACCATACTTATAGTCATTTTCCATACTTTCTACTCTTTGTGGAACTTTGACTACTTGGGTTTCTTTTTTTATTTCTTTAGAAATGTTTAGAACATCGTCTAATTGGTCTTCAATTTTTGCCATATATTAACTCGCATCGGTAACTTTATCTTCTGCAAATGTAGAATTAGTACCATCATCATAAAAAGTTACGGTCTCTGCAACAACAAATGCATCACTTGGGTCTACAGAACCGACAAACTTAAGTGTAGTGTTTGCATCAATAGTAATTGCAGAACTTAATGTAACAGTAAGTTTATCTGAACCAATATTAGAAACCGTTGGGTTGGTTGATAAATTCGTTCCAAACACCTCATCTCCTACACTTATCTTACTATTTATTGCAGTTGAGAAGGTGACATTATTACCATTAGACACTGCATTTGCAACCTCCCCGAACGCAGGTTCATAGTGTTTAACTTCTTTAACCAAACCTGATTCATCTATTTGTGAAGTCGTAAATCCACCTGCATCTATATTGACATAGTCTCTTTCAATAACACTCTTAATAACCTCTCCCGTATAAACAGGGCCGAAGAAGTACACTTTCATTGTAAAATCTAAAGTGTATTCTATTATTCTATTATCTTCAAAAGAACCATCGTAACTGTCTTCCATAGATACACTATTAAGTGTTATAGGAACATCTCTTTTTTCACTCATTGAGTCAATCATGTTCATAGTTACAGTATACTCGGGTTGAAAATAAGGAACAATTTGTTCTACGATTTGGATTGCATCGTTAACATGCTTTGCAAGAATACTAAGTGTAAATCCTATATTGTAAGGTGCTGGAGCATATTGGAATCCTCTCTTTCCAGTATCAGTGGTTTCTAGTAGATTTTTTTGTGTTCTTATGAGTTTGTTTTGTTGTCTAGTTGCATCATATTCAAATGAATTCATCTCGAATGCCATTCTTGGAAGACTTATTGCACTTCTATTACCGTCATTTAAATTGGGTTCTTGGTCTAGTCGTGCTAACCATTTTGCTTTAGGGCCATATGCAATAGGAACTAAACTTTTAGAAAGAACTGTTCCGTCTGCCTTTCTCTTTACTACAGATATGTTATTGAATAGTGTTCCAAAGATTGATACACTTCTCTTAATTGTTTCATGATAAAAATGAGTTCCGAACACTATGAAACCTCACCGAATGGGTTTGTCTCTGAGAAGTCTAAGTATCCATCTGCTTTGTCTTCAAAGTCTTTGTTTTGTGCTTGACCGTCATTCTCCATTGTCATCACATCTGTAATTGCATTAATGGTACGAGATGTTCCTGAAGTAGAACCTACTATAGTGTCACCAACTGCAAGTGTTGAAGTGTTATGTACAAGATTTAGTTTCTCTGTTGCACCTGACCATGCGGATACTTCTCCAACTACAGTACCATTAAATGTTACTGGTTCATTTACAGTGTAAGAACCTGTTCCACTATTCATGGTTAGGTCTAATGCATAAGCATTCTGATTTTCAATAACATCTATAGTACCCATTCCAGTATCGAAATCTTCTCCACTATATTCAAAGAGTTCACATTGCATTTTGAACACGAATAGTTTTCCAACTTGATAGAATGGATTCTCATGTTCTACGAATTTGATTTCAAACATTGAACCACTAAGAGGGAAGTAGATTAGGTCTCCTTCGTTAGGTCTTAGGGATGTTGCAAGATTAGAGTCTAGTGATATGAATCGTTCCCATGTTCTCAATGCAATTACAAAGGTTGCTTGGTCTTTCACTTGAACACCAAACTTACTGAATAGGTCTCCCTCTCCCTCAAATCCTTCAGTATTTTCTAAATACATTTCTACTGAATATGCATCACCAAATGTAGATTGCACATCTTCATTTAGAATAGTGTCCTCTTCTACAACTTCTCTTGGAAGGTAAAATGTTTCGTGACCATAGAAGCGCATAGACTCAACAACTAAATCTTCGTAAAGATGTTGTTCAGTTCCTACTGCATGGTTAAAAAATACATTTGTTGGCATGGTTTATCCCATCATATCAAGAACTGGCATTTCATAGTTCAGTCTTGACTCTTCTTCTAATCTTAAAATTTCTTCTTTTGCTTCATCTTTCATTTGTTGTCCATCAAGTGTTACACCGCCTGGCAATGCAATTCCTGAAAACTTAGAAAGGTTTTCTCCCCATTGATATTTAACAAGTGCAGTTGCATATTTCTTCAACCACATGTCATCAAAGATATCAGTCATATCATTGGGGTCTATTTTTCTGTAGCACTCTATAACAATATACTCTCCTGCAACTAATTTGTTTGCATTATAGTCAATGTAAAGTCTGTTAGAATGCATGTTATATCTTAACGGTATCTGTCCCACTAGTATATCATTCAAAAGAGATAGGTGAGATTGAACTTGTGAATAGTATAAGACACTTGTTGATGTTAAGTCCCACAAATCATTGAGTCTCAATTGATACTGGATATCAAACATATTGGAGGTTGTTCCACTTGAGAAAGGGAATATTTGTATAACACTCAACACATGTTCGGGTAGTGTTATATAGTTTTGTCCTTCACCATATGTTTGGTTTGAAATTGCTTGTGTTCCACTGGTTGCTGCATTGTGGGTTTCATTTGTCTTAAATGAGTCAATCTCTTCTTGTGTAATTTGGTGTTTTAGATAACACTTGATTGAACCCTCGTAATGAAATTCACGAAAGTACTGCAGAGCCTCATCCATTCTGTCATCAAACTGGTCATCATCCACATTGATTTCTAAAACTGGCGCACCCAGTTTTCTTTTGATGTACTCTTTAAATGTTGCTTTCGAGTTTGGTTTTGACATAATTGTATTCCAGTATTAAATCTATAATACTATTTATACGAATTTTAAGTCTATTCTTGGAAGTATGTTTTAGATTGTAGTCTATCTATTTTTTCATCTATTCTAGTCATAGTTGCCATTATTCTTTCGGACACAATTTCTACTTCTTCACGGGTAACATATTCTTTTGCTAATTCTTCTCTAGTCTTGTTAACAAGTATGTCTATTCTCTTCTGTTCAGATAAAAGATTTCTTATAAGGAATCCTAAAGGTGCTAACACAAATGTTATCATAAGATTCCATAAGAGGTGAGTGTCTATTACTATTTCCATACCCTTATTTAGGATAATTAACTCATTATGGGGTTTCCATTTTGGTCTAAGTCAAAGACAAATTCATTTGGATTGTAATTATCAATATTACTAAGGTGTGCATTACTATCGGTGTAAGTCATGTTTATGTTAAATGATATTGAATACCTTTCTTTATCTGTTTGATTTGGTTCAACCATATGTGTTGCACCACTTGGAAATAGAACGAGCTCTCCACTAGTGGGTGAAAAGTGAAAATTATTATTAGTTCTTGCACTTTGAGGGAACTCTGAAAGAACCTTTTCACTACCATCAAACATAATCAAGTCTCCTTCATCACCATCTGCCTTTATATAAAAAACACCACTATACCAACAACCAGCATGACTATGTGGTACATTCCATGCACCTTTGTCATTAATATTTGCCCAAGAATTTCCTATAGTCACTTTAGCAGTATTTGGGTTCAATCCATTAAAAGGTAAAACCTCATCATTAAAGGTTGTAATGATTTCATTCATTAGTTTTTGAAATATAGGAGATGATTCACATCCATCATTTGATTGCCATCCCGTATATTGATTTGATACCTGTCTACCTTTCGGGTCTTTTCTTCTCATGCTATCAATTTCTGTTTGTAGTAATAGTAAATAGTCCTTTGCAAAACCCCTATTCTCACCAGCATTTAACATATTTCTATGAAAAATATATGTTGGAAACATTAATCTAACTGCCATCTGTATCTCCTATTGGTAACTCTAACTGTATTTCGGGTGAGTCTTCACTTACATGATATGGACACTCGGGTGGTGGTGACTCTTCATTAAAGTATCTTTGTTTAGGATTCCAATATTTCATCTTCTTATAAGGCCCTACAGTTTTTGCAGAGACATCTCTATTGTCTTCAACACCCAACATTCTGAATGCTTCTGGCATTCCTATCGTTTCCCTTTCTGTTGTTAGACGAGATGAACTTAACATTTCAGATTTTGTAGTCTTAAGTGCATATGTCCCAACCCATTCTTCTCTCTTAAAGGGAATTATCTGACAAAGAGGTGTTCCTTTAAGAATAGTAAAATTGTGGTCAACCTTTGGGTAAAAAATAATTTGTGCATTATCTACACCATTGTTAAACTTGTCGGTGTCAATTATACCCTGCCATGTAGAAAAGTATTTATTCTGATGTAGAAATGGGTCTAAGTAAAATGTAGAGTATCCTTCGGGTGTTGTGATACACCATGGGTTTCTCATTTTAAATGCATCTTTAACTGGAGGGTTTTCTGACTTGTCCATATATGCAAACCCATCCATAAGTTGAGTGTGTGGATGAGAAGAAGAGGATGTACCCTTTAACCAGTTTCTTGCATCCAAGTCTCTAACAGATGCCCAACCAATACCTTCCTCATCTTTATGAGAAATTCCTTGTATGACTTCCATATCTCTATTTGCACATAAGTACCAACCCATCTTTAACCAATCATCCATTGCAGGACATGCTCTTATAGTTTGTTGTTTGACCCCATTTACAACTTCTGCAACCTTTGATTTTTTCCACCAATCGGGAACTAAATCTTTTGCAAGTATGGGTTTAAAATCTTTTATTGTTGTAGGATTATATGTATGAAAGTCTATCGTTGGCATCGTAAAACTCCTCCTTATCTACAAGTCTGACTTCATCACCACGAACAACAACAGACTTTCTATCTACATATCTTGCCTTTGCTGTTGGTGCATCTGCACCATGTGGTATTCTACCATCAAACATAATTAATCTATTTGGTTTAAACTTAACTGATGCAACCTCTTTATTGTTATCTCTTGCATGTATTCCATGTTCTGTTGTTGAATAGAATCTCAAATCTCCACCCCAAGAGTCTTCCCAAAATTTATTTGTGTAGTATAAGAATGATATATTCCACTCATCTTCGGGTGGACAGTCTTGATGGCAAGTTCCATGTAATCCTTGTGTCTGTGAGTTTAATCCCATGAATTGAAATCTTTCCCACTTAAATCCAAATTCTGTTTGTAATTTTTTATTAAGGTATCTAGGAAAGTACGTGTATTTATCTTCTATATCATCTACAGACATAGGTCTTTTATTTTTATCATAACCACTAAGTATGGATACTCCCCAAAATTGATGATGAGGTAATCCTGTTGGACTGTCTCCTCTTACTTCATTTCCTTTAGACCAAAAATTTGCACGTGATATTTGTGTGTCATAAAAGTAATGTAGTGAAGAAGGCAACCAATTATCTAAAACATAGATATCTTTTAGAGGAAGTGTTTCAACTCTAAAGGGTTTATCTATAAAGACAACTTCGGGAGTTGAGTCCATTATCTAGGGGCATCAACTGGAGTTTGAGCTCTAGGAATATAACTCATATATTCTTCTAAGTCTTTTAAATGGTCTTCTCTTGTAGATTGAATATCCATTTGTACTTGTTCTGATACAGATGCTATTGCATCACAAAACTCTAATACACTTCTTGCATTGCTTCTTTGTGGGTGGTTAGACCCCTCTCTTCCTGCAATGAGGACTTCTGTTAAATTATCAAATCCAGTACAGTCACAAGTTATATCAACCTGTTCATTACAGAAGTTTGTTATATCTTCACAATACTGATTTGAAAGTGATACTCCCATAGGTGGTTCTGAATGTTCTATATAGTTCTCAATAGCATCCATATCAGATGGTGTTAAAGGAGTTTGGACTTGTTCATCAAAACAAGACTTTGAATCGTCCCACTTAATTACTTTCAATTCTATATCATCGTAAACAATAACATCATAGTCAAAACCAAGTTCTGGCTTATCAACATTATCAAATTCATATTGTAACCCATTAGGTTTTCTAATTATTAGTTTACTTTCTTCTGTATATATAAAACAGTTATTATTCATTTTTAAGTCCTCACTTACAGTATATACTATACCTTTTTATTTTGCAAGAGGTTTTTATACTTCTCGTATACCTCTAAGTTATTTATACCACTTATATCCATCCCATCTATCCATGGGCCACCTCTAGTGTAATGCACTCCATTGTATCTCCATTTCTCTTTAGGGTTGTCATATCCTTCAACAAAGATATACTTTTCGGGTATCTTACTTATTTTATCTGTCCACTCAAATTGGTGTAATTGTTTACCAGTCCAAGTGTTAACAACTTCGGGTGTTAACTTCTTACAGTCTTCATGTCCATTATTGAATATCATCATACTAGACCACAACTTTTTAGGATAGTCTATATTAACCTCTCCATCAAACTTAACATTGTCATGTTTATATTGTGGATATTGAATACATGCAACAGCATCATCGGGATTTAGGTAATAGAACATGGGTAATAAGTTCTTTTTGAATATGAAATCATCATCTACAAAGATACTAAATCCTTCATAGTTTTCTAAATGTGGTATTAGAAATCTGCTGTAAGTAAATTCAGTGGACTGATTTGCATACTCCCTATTATAGTCGGGAAGTTTAGAAATGTCAAGTAATTTGATTTCGGGTGTAAACCGTGTCGGGTTCACAAAATAACCACTACCCAATCCACTATCTATGCTTTCATAGATAGATTCTATACAAACCTTTTCTAAACCATTGTGTGTTGAATCATATCCTACATAAATGTTTAATGGTTTGCCCTTTGAAAGTGTGTGAACTTTTTTAGCATGGGCATATACTTCTTCTCTGAAATCTATACCCGTAAAGGTCACTTGCCACTCCACAATACCTCTAGTGTATAATAAACCAACTTCGGGTTTTTCTCCTTTTGATTCTATCTTTTTGCCCCAATACTCTAATATTTCTTCTATAGAAACTGAGTCGATATGTGGAAGAGCGTTCTGCGTATCAAATATTAAAAGCTCATGGGTCGGGTCTTCCATCTCTTCAAAACATCCTGAACGAATTGAGCCTGGATGTATCTGAAGTGAAAAGTGATTATTTGGATGTTTGACTGTAAACCCTTGAATGGGTGCTCTCAATCCTTCTTCTTGTATACTTTGAATTAACCAATGTGCTTTACTTGCATGATAGTACATTGAAGATAAAATTTCTTGACCATTTTCAAGTAATTTTTCTTCCTCTGTTAATTCAGTTAAGTCTCTTATATCAACAACATTTTTACCATCTTTAAATGTCTCTATACCCATTCCACTATGCATTCTTTCATGGTCAAAGTTTTCACATGTAAACCCATGTGGTAAAAACTTATTATAAGCATGAGACTCATTATTTAATCCATTAAAACCAGCGAACTCTTTGTTTTGTCTTTTTTCTAGTATATCACCCCATACAAACTTTTTTAATGGTGGGAGTTTATTTTTGAATACTTCTTTCCAAAGGACAAGAATTTCCTTGTCCTTTTCTGTCATATCTAAAACATTGCTAATTCTACCCAACTGAAGGGTTGGAAGTTCATGTAATTCTTTTTGGGTTATTACGTCCCAATCAATATCGGGTACTTTGGATTCAAATTCAGCAAAAGATGTGATTGTTTCTAACATAATATATCTAACTGTTAAGTGTTTTACACACTTATTTAGTGTTTAACTGCTAACGGGTGTTGCTGGCCAGTTATTACTCAAATCATTATCCCATCTAATAACAGGTGTTCTACCTTGTCTTGCATAAGTAGTAGGTTGTCTGTTTTGATACGTAAATGGTGTTTGACCTTGTCTAGCATATGTGCCTGGCTGTCTGTTCTGATATGTGAAAGGAGTTTGACCTTGTCTAGCATATGTGCCTGGCTGTCTGTTCTGATATGTGAAAGGAGTTTGACCTTGTCTAGCATATGTAAAAGGAGTCCTTGCTTGATATGTAAACGGGTTTTGACCATTTGCAATATAAGGTGTACCACCTTGTGTTGGGTAGTTATTAGGTTGTCGTGCTTGATATGTAAACGGTGTTCTTCCAGTTCTTTGATATGTAAACGGTACTTGATAGGTAAACGGTGCTTGGAACGTAAAAGGATACCTTGCATTATACGTAAATGGAGCCCTAAATGTAAACGGATTTTGGAACGTAAACGGGTTTTGAGCATTATTAGGTTGTCTAGCATTATTCGGTTGTCTTGCATTAGCAATATAAGGTTGCCTTGCATTTGCAATATACGGTTGCCTTGCATTAGCAATATAAGGTTGCCTTGCATTATTCGGTTGACGTGCATTATTCGGTTGACGCATGTTTGATGCATGTGGAAACTGTATGAATCCTATAGGCATTTTATAACTCCATTTGTATTAGTATTATATTTCATCGACTTAAGGCTCAAAAGGATTTGGTGAATTATTTGAGAATTTCAAAAACCCTCCAAATGGATATGGTATAGGTATTCTAGCATTAGATATAAATGGGTTTTGGAACGTAAACGGTGCTTGGAACGTAAATGGTGTTCTTGCATTATAGGTAAACGGTGTCCTTGCATTATATGTAAATGGTGTCCTTGCATTATAAGTGAACGGTGCTTGGAACGTAAATGGGTTTTGGAACGTAAACGGTTGCCTTGCATTATTCGGTTGACGTGCATTATTTGGTTGTCTAGCATTTGCAATGTAAGGTGCCCTTGCATTATTCGGTTGTCTTGCTGAAGCTGTCTGTTGTGCAGATGCAATATACGGATACGGTTGTTGGGCATTTGCAGGATAAGGACTTTGTGAGCTAGCAATGTACGGATAAGGTTGTTGATTATTATACGTAAATGGTTGTCTTGCATTTGCAATATAAGGTTGTCTTGCATTTGCAATGTACGGATACGGTTGTTGAGCATTTGCAATATATGGACTCTGACTGTTTGCTATGTACGGATAAGGTTGCTGTGCATTAGCAATGTAAGGATTCTGACTATTTGCAATATATGGGTAAGGTTGTTGGGCATTTGCAATATACGGATTTTGTGCATTTGCAATGTACGGATATGGTTGTTGTACATTAGTTTGACCTGATGCATTATTCCACCCTGAAGGTGTTTTAACATACACTTGGTCTACTGCTTTCCATGTAGACGAACCAGTTTTTACCCATGCACCTTGGGTTGCATTCCAACCCGTTGGTGTTTTAACCTTTTGTGAACCTGTTGCCATTTAGTTATCCATTAATTATTGTTAGTATTTATAAAGACCCTAAACCCCTATATTAGGAGTAAAGAATCCACATATCACCAACTGCACCATCACCACTCGTAGGTGCTGATGTTGATTGGTACATATTTCTTGCAGTTCCACCAGCATTTGTTGCATTGGTGATTGTTATTGCACCTGAGGCAATTGTTCCTAACGATACATTTGAACCACTTTCATATTTTGTGTTCAATGCAGTCTGTAATCCATCAACATTTGCAATGGTATGATTATGTGAATCATCTGCAATTGTTGCTGTAATTGTAAGGTTTCCTGTTCCATCAAAAGAACCTGAACCTGAAACATCTCCACTTAAACCAATTGTTCTTGAAGTTGCAAGTGCTGTAGCAGTAGCTGCGTTACCTGTTGTTGAACCTGAAGACCCTGAAACATTACCAGTGACATTACCAGTTAAGTTCCCTTCGAAGGTCGATGCAACAAAAGTTTCTGAACCTACAGTCCATTTATCATTTGTTTCGTCCCAAAGAAGTGTCTTAGAAGCAGAACCACCACGAGTCACACTGATACCAGTGTCTTCTGTTGGTGAACCTGAAGTGAAATTACTGTTTAATGCAATGATATTATC